CTGTACGGCCACCGGCGATTCGGGGCGATCTTCGCGGCCGAGGCCGGCCTGGCCGACAAGGCAATCACGAGCATCAAAACCGAGCTATCGGACAACGATCTACTGGCGGAAGACTTCCCCGAGGTCTGCCTGCCGGTGCGGGCCTTGGAGGGCAAGCCCCAGCGGTGCTCGTCGCAGACGGCCGGCGGCAAGCGGACGCATATCCAGTGGAAGAAAGACACGATCGTTCTTCCGGCGATTGAGGGCTCCGTTTCTGGCGGCGCCATCATCACGAGCAAGGGGCTCACCGGCTCGATCCTTGGCCTGCGGCACAAGTCGGCGGACGGCAAGCAGCTCCGGCCGGATTTCGTGATCGTGGATGATCCGCAGACCCGCGAATCGGCCAAGAGCCCAATGCAGTGCCAGGCCCGGCTCGAAATACTCCTCAAGTCGGTGATGAAGCTCGCCGGCCATACGACGAGCATCGCCTGCGTCGTCAACGCCACTGTGATCCAGGTGGACGACATGGTTGACCAACTGCTCGACCAAGGGAAACACCCCGCATGGCAAGGCGAACGAATCCCGATGGTGCGGCAGTTCGCCAAAGCCCACGACGGGCTCTGGATGGACAAGTACCGCGAACTGCGATGCACGTTCTCCTCCGACGTGGTTGGCGACCAGGCCAGAGCGCACACGGAAGCCAACGAGTTCTATCTGGCCAATCGCGCCGAGATGGACGACGGCTGCATGGTGTCGTGGGCCTCGTGCTTCGATCCGGAGCGTGAAAACTCCGCTATCCAGCACGCATACAACGCCTTGATCGACGACGGCGAAGACGTGTTTATGTCGGAGTTTCAGCAGACTCCGCTCAAGGACGAGGCGACGTCAACAGGCCTGCAGCCAGACGATATTCGCCGTCGCGTGATCCCAGTTCCGCGGTGGATCGTGCCTCGCGGCCTCGACACGCTAACGGTGTTCGTGGACGTCCAGCAAACGCTCTTGTATTGGGCAGTGCTCGGCTGGGGCCACCAGTTTCGCGGCCACGTCGTCGCCTACGGAGCGTACCCGGAGCAGCCGCGAGCCTACTTCACGCTCCGTGATGCCAAGAAGACGCTGGCGAAGGTACACGGCAACAACGTGGAGGCCGCCATCCATTCCGGCCTCGAGCAAGTCGCGGCGATGCTGCTCGACCGCGAGTTCGCCCGCGAGGATGATGACGCCGTTCTCCGCGTGAGCCAACTGTGCATCGACGCCAACTGGGCGCAGACACAGGGGGTCGTGCGAGACTTCGCCAGGCGGTCAAAGTGGGGGCCGCGCATCCTTCCGACGCACGGGCGATTCGTTGGTGCAAGCGGCCAGACGATCTCCGACAAGCCACCAGACCGCGGGGAGCGAGTCGGCGCCAACTGGCGGACCAGCACGATCGGCCGGCAGCGGCATTTGCTCTACGACACGAACGCCTGGAAGACGTTTGTCGCCTCTCGCGTAAAGCTACCGATGGGCGACCCGCTCGGGTTCACGCTGCACGACGGCCAGCACGAGATGCTGGCGGAGCAAATGTCGAGCGAGGTTCCGATCCGCGTCGAGTCAAAAATGCGGGTCGTGGACGAATGGAAGCTCATTCCCGGTCGCGACAACCACCTGTGGGACTGCGTGATCGGCTCGGCCGTCGCCGCTTCGTTCACCGGGATCTCGGCTGTTGGCGTCCAGGCAAAGCCTGCGGCCGCACGCAAGGTTATTTCGCGAGAGGAGATGGCGGCGAAGCGGGCCGCGCTCCTGTCGAAGTTGGGGGGAAACACATGAGCGAGTTCAGTTGGGCTACCGCGTGGTCGATCTTCTGCACCTACGTCGCGATCGACATGATGTACGCCTGGTATATCCTCGCGGTCGGCAAGCGACGGGCGTTCACGGCCGCGCTGCTGACGTCGATTATCTACTCGCTCTTGGCCTACGGCGTCGTGAGCTACTCCAAGAACATTCTGTACCTCGTACCGCTCGCCTCCGGGGCGTTTGCGGGGACGTATATCACAGTCAGATTCAAGCGTTGAGCCGCCGGCCGGCCTCCAGGCCGGCCACGCTAGGCTGGACGGTAGCCCCACGGAGGACTGCCGCCATGGACGAATGGTTCGACTGCTTTGATGACGATGAGTTGGACACGTCGGCCTTGGCGGAGTTCCTCTGACTCCGGAAACAGGGGCGTTCGGTGAACACTGGTACACTGGTGGTAGGGCATCGTGGATGCCGCTGCCTCTGGAGTGCCGGCCTTGGCGAACGAGGACGTTGTAGACGCAGTTGCCGCGAATCTCGCGCAGCCCCGTCGCGCCCGCACCGAGGCCGGCGAGGTCGAGCAGCATGAGCTCGACCGCCAGGTGGAGGCCGCCCGGTTCGTGATGGAGGCCCGTGCTGCCGCCGTGTCGCCGTTCCGGTCGCTCCGCATGGCCCGCATCGAAGCCCCAGGAGCCGGCGGCTAATGGGGCTCCTCTCCAAAATGCTCGGGCCGTCGCGGAGTCGCTTGCAGGCGACGATCGACGCACAGAAAGCCGCAATCTCCACCATGATTGCGGCGAAGTACGACGCCGCCCAGACGACCGAGCTAAACAAGCGGCATTGGGCCAGTGCCGACCACTACTCGGCCGACGCGGCCCTCTCGCCGGAGGTCCGCCGCCGGATTCGGAACCGTGCCCGGTACGAGATTGCCAACAACTCGTATGCGGCCGGCATCGCCTCGACGTGGTCGAACGACCTGGTGGGAACCGGCCCACGGCTCCAGCTCGATCTCGGGCCGGACGTGGACCCGGATGCCGTTCGGGCTGTGGAAACCGCGGTCTACGATTGGTCGGTGAACGTCGATCTGGCCAAGAAGCTGCGGATCGCGAAGACCAGCAAGATTTCGGACGGCGAGGTATTCGGCCTCAAGACGAACAACGGCCGCCGGCAGGGGGTGCAGCTCGACGTGAAGCTCGTCGAGGCCGACCAGGTCATGTCGCCGGAGGGGTTCCCTACCGAAACCGACGTTGATGGCGTGCGGTTCGACCAGGACGGCAACGCCACGGAATACTGGTTCTCCAAGCACCACCCAGGTTCGCTGACGCCGGGATTCGTGCTGGACGGCCGATGGGTCGATTCGGAGTACGTCTGCCACTGGTTCCACGCCACCCGGCCGGGCCAGCATCGCGGCGTTTCGGAGATTGCCCCGGCCCTCGAGCTGTTTGCCCTGCTGCGGCGATACACGCTCGCGGTCGTGACGGCCGCCGAGACTGCGGCCAACTTTGCGGCCATCCTCAAGACGACGATGCCAGCCGAAGGTGGCGGCGCGGCCCAGCTCGAAACGCTGGAGACCATGCCGATCGTGCGGGGCATGGCCGTGGCGGCTCCGGACGGGTGGGAGCCCGTCCAGATGAAGGCCGAGCATCCCACGGCCAGCCACGACGCATTCGTGCGGCGGCTCCTCAACGAGATCGCCCGCTGCCTCGATATGCCCTACATCGTGGCCGCGATGGACTCCAGCACGGCGAATTACTCGTCGATGCGGGGCGACTACCTCGTGTACCGCAAGCGGATCGCGATTGAGCGGAACGACATGGAGCGGGTGTTTCTCGACCCCCTGCTCCTCGCATGGCTGGACGAGGCCGTGGACGTTGGCGGCGTGATCCCCCGCGGCCTGCCGCCGTTCGCGGCCTGGAATTGGACGTGGACGTGGGACGGCTTCGAGCACGTCGATCCGCTCAAGGAAGCCGACGCCGATGCGGCCATGGTGGCGGCCAACATGGCCAGCCTGGCGGAGGTCTGTTCGAAGCGCGGCCGCGATTGGCGGGTCGTGCTTCGGCAGCGTGCCGCCGAGAAGCAGCTTGAATCCTCTCTTGGCATCGAGCCCGCACCGCCGGCGCCGGCGACGAGGCCACAGCCGCAGGAGCAAAACGCATGAATCGCATTTCGCTTTCGACTGAGCTGCGTATCGAGGCGTCCGAGCCCGGCAAGGTGCCGACGTTTGAACTGGTCGCCTACACCGGGGCGTCGATCCGCCAGGGGTGGAGCCGCAACCCGCTCGTGGTTGACCTGCAGGGCATGAATACGGCCAAGGCGTCGATCCCGATTCTGTGGGCTCACGAGCGGTCGCTGGATGCCGTGATTGGCCGCTCGACTGAGATCGTGAACGACGGGTCGCAGCTCGTTATTCGCGGCGAGCTGCTGGCCGAGGGCGAGATCCCCGAAAAGATCGCCCGCCTCGCGCGGGCCGGCATCCCATTGCAGGCGTCCATCGGTGCCGACGCCGGCAACATCGAAAACGTCAATTCCGGTGGGGTCGTGGCCGTGAACGGCCGCGAGTTCGCCGGGCCTGTGTCGGTGGTTCGTGCCTCCGATCTGCGGGAGACGAGTGTGGTCCTTTTTGGTGCGGACGCCAATACGTCCGCGGCGATCGCTGCCGAAGCGAATGAGGGTGTTTCTATGAGCGAGCAGCTCAACGAGAAGCCCGTCGAGGCCGCCGCGCCGCAGACGGAAGCCCCGGCGAACGTCGCCGTGGATCCCAAGACCGTTGTCGAGGCGAAGGGCACCGACGGTGCCAGCCTGGTGACGGCTGAGTCGGTCGCCAACCTCGTTCTGGAGAAGATCCGGGCCGAGCGGCTCGCCGACGTTCGGGCCTCGCGTCCCGCCGCCCCGGCGATCCACGTCGCGGCCGAGCGGGCGGACAGCCCGCAGGTGATCGAGGCTTCGCTGTGCCTCGCCGGCG